TCGATTGGGGAGGTGATTGCTAAACCTCGAGCTGTTGAAGTAGCGAACGCGATAACCGCTTGCTGCATTAGATACTCGTTTAGCTCAGAACCGGGAACTGCAAACATTACCCTGCAAGGCTTTGACTACGATCCAACTTTGGAGATCATTAGTTTTTCTTTGTCTGTAGTCGAGTAATCCATGATGTTTGTGACTGCCATAAAACTTACAGTCGTATCAACAACAACACCTCTAAACTGTGCAGAAGTTTCTCCTGTAATCGTAGTTTCGTTGATTCCAGTAAGTGCGTAGTTTGCTCCAGCATCTCCATTGAATCTAATGTTCATTCTTCCTTGGGTATTTCTTGTTGCTTGAACAACTAAAATCAAGTCCCTGTATGTTCCAGGGATGCTACCAAAAGTTATCGATGAAGCTGCTGTTGCTAGTGTTGTAGTAGCTAATGGTGTATAGGTGGCTGTCATTATTACCCCTTTATTCCGTAGAGGCTAAACCTTGACAGCGTTGCAAAGTTGTTAGGAGCTGTAAGGGTAATGCTAGTAATAGCCGTTGTGTCATTGAAAAGTCCACCGGTTATACAAGCGTATCCAGGAGGAGTGCTTCCGCTTAGGTTGGAAAATCCATGATAAGCGTTTACTGTTTTTGCTTTTGCAGTATCTGCGTAATCCATAATGTCGATAATTCCGGTTGCAGTTCTGTTTGTAGAAGATTCCCTTAAGATTCCACTGCTTATGGTTATTGATGTTGAACTTCCGCTGCCTGCGCTTGCTCCGCTGCTATCCAGCCTGTGAGTGTTGTAAACAGCGCTCGTGTTGGAATTGAAGTTTAGATCCATGTTTGAAGCACCGCCACCGGCGCTGGTAGTTCTACCAATAAATCTAATTTGAAGATGCTTGTATTCTGCTCCAATTGAGCTGAATGTAATAACAGCTGACGATCCAGTTCCAAAAGCCGTCGCGATACGCTCGAAATCTCCAGGGGCTGCGCCCGAGGAGGAGAGTATGCCTAGCGGAATAAGCACTAGCCCAAGTTTCCAATGAGGTAGTAAACACCAGATCCACCGAAGATTACTGAAGCACCGGCGAACTGCCTGGCTGTCTTTACAGCACTAAGTGCTGAGGATAAGGTCACGCCAGCACCTGCAGCGAAAGTAATCTGACCGGCTCCAGCCTGGACAAAATCAATTCTGTCACCCTGCTGAGTTAGCACATTGTCAATTGTGATTGTGATTGCTGTGCCAGTAGAGCGGATAGTGCTTCCGCGATCTGCTGCAACGATTGAGTAGTTAGCAGACTTGTCCGACCAGCCAGTAGCTCCATCGAGCAGGTCCTGCCAGGCTGTGCCGTTGTAGAACTGATAAGTGTTTGAGTCCTCAAGGTAAGTGAGCATTCCTTCGATTGGGGAGGTGATTGCTAAACCTCGAGCTGTTGAAGTAGCGAACGCGATAACCGCTTGCTGCATTAGATACTCGTTTAGCTCAGAAGCAGGAAGAACGCTTCCGTTAGTAAAGACTTTGAATGACATTTATGCCGCTTTCCATAATTCAAGAGTTGTGAACCAGTTATCTACATCGATGTCATGGTTGACCTTGATGATAGTGTAGTATCCCACAATGTTCAGCTGGTTCTTAGTATAACTGACCCCAACGATAGTTCCCGGTGTAAACACCGCTGCTGGTGTGAGAGTTCCTAGCCGGTCGATTGCCGGTGTGACAACCTGGCTGACTAGCTTTGTAGGTGTTTGCTGGTAAACAGCCGTAGCCCATCGAGCTAGCTCGGTCGAATCGGTTGTGTTTATTGAAACATCAATTGGTGACTCGCCGTAGAGATCAATTGAATCCTGGTTGATTAGATTGACGGAGATTAGCTCATCGGATGTCAAAGAGACGCTTAGAGAGTTGAATACCGCGTCAGCGTCAGAGTTTACATTTATCTCACTCAGGCATAAGTGATAAGGGTCTGAGGCTCCTGGTGCTGGATGATTGTTTCCAATGATAAAAGTAGTAGCTGTGCCTGCCTCGCTAGTAGGTCGAGGGATAACTGTAAGCTCCTCGGTGTCCTGATCTATCCAGACAACCGCTAGCCCAACTTGAATAGCGTCATTGATTACATTGGTCACTACAAGGTCAGTTTCGTTTACAGAAGGGATTTTGCCTTCGGTTGTAATGCTGTTTGCCGATAGCCCTATCCCGGTGTCGTAGGCCAGCTTGTCAAAGATTTCGTAGGTTGTCGCGAATGTTCCACCAGGGAGAGTTGTTGTGTCCCAAGTATCTAGTCTGGTGTTTACAAGGCTCTTGTAGATGTCATAGGCAGTTATCCTGATTAGGTTTGGGCCTTCTGGGTAATAAGTGACATCGATGGTGTCAATGTAGCCAATAAACAAAACTCGGTCTATCTGGCTGGAGTCTACTCTCACCCGAATCTTTGTATTGGCCCTAATGTTTGGGTTGACAGTTGGATCGTAGTCAAAGCCTTGCAGGGTAATGTTTGCAGTTCCCGGTTCTGGTGAGAAGTAAAGAGCGTTCTCAATAGATCCACCAAGGTTAATGCTTGCCTGGCTAACTTCACAGTTGACATCTTGCCACTTGAATCCAGAGCTAGGAGCCAGAACATCGCTGCCACCAAGTAAAGAAACATTGATTGTAAACTCGCCAAAGCCACCAAGAACATCGGTTCCACCAAGCTCGCTTATACCAAGGATAAAGCTAGGGCTGTCCTGGTCAGGGAGTAGGAACTCGACCACAACATTCTCGTCAACTTTGAAGTTAGGAATCATACTGGGCGAACTACCGAACTATTGACCGATGGTGCGCCTGTGGTTTTATTGTCCTTATTGATTGCCTTGACAATTTCCTTTGCAGTCACATTACCCTTGTTGATGTTGATGGTTACATTCTTTGAGCTCGAGCCTGAGCTTCTAGGGGAGTTGCTTCTTCCTGCGCTGCCACCCGAAGCTGGAAGAGAAGGGGCTTCGTAGCCTGAGATTGAGACTAATGCGTTAGCTATTGAGTTGACCAGGTTGGCGAAGGTGTTGAAGATTGGGAAGGCTTGTTTGAAAGTGTCAACCAATAGGTTTACTGTTTGAACAATCCCATCAAGTATCTGAGCTACTGTGACAAAGAATGTGACAAAGCCACTTGCTTCTGGACCGGTAGTAATTCCGAACAATTTAGCTAGTGATTCAGCTAGGTTCTTGAGCGACCTATCCAATGATCCGTAGGCTTCTCTAACTGCCGGGCTGTCAAGTGCTTCAATCAATGACCTAAAGAACTTCTGAACATCTGGAACTATGTCAACTAGCCAGGTAGCAAACTTCTCAAGTAAGGGTAAAAGGATTGTTCCAATAGACTCGGAGATTTCACCAAAGGCAACTTGGAGTCTTTGGTATGGGTCGGTCTGTGCAGCCTTTTCAGCAGATCCAGCAAATAGTCTTTCGAGCTCCGCTAGTGGATCGTTGGCTCCCTTGATAGCCGGGACAAGTCTTTCAAGTGCTCCGGTAGTTCCATCTGGTCCAACAGCTCTGGATAGGGCCTTGACAACGACTTCAACATCCTTGCCGGTTCCAGCGGAGATGTCGAGGGCCAAGCTCATTAGTTCTGTCGACTTGGTTATGTCCCCAGTTGCGCGAACTAGGTTAGCAAAGGCTGGTCTTAGCTTGTCATCAGCAATAGCAGACTGCAAAGACATCTTGCTAATTGACTTCTCGACCGAAGCCACTTGAGCATTACTGGCGTTAGTTGTGTTTTTTAGGGCTTTGGCTAAAAGCTCCTGTGACTTTGCGTCCTCGACGGCAGCCTTGCTTGCGTCTTTTAGTCCATTGACAATAACTGCAAAAGATAGACCTAGACCGATGGTTGCAAAAGCTCGGCCAATGTTTCGGCTGATTGTCTGTGCGCCCTTTTGAAGTCCACTAAGTTGCTTGCTAGCTCCCTGAGTAGCTGCCGTAAGCTTCTTGAACTCACCAAGAATTTCTACATTGAGGACTAAGCTCATTCGCTATTACCATCTTCCAAAACTTTGAGGAAGGCCGTCAGCTCTGCCATCGTTAGAGCTTTATACTCTGATGGACTCATTCCGAACGCTTGGCAAAACCGAGCCATTCTTTGAGCTGCTTGCTTCCTTATTCTTTTTTTGCTTCGTCACCCGAAACCATAGCTAGTGCCTGGCTAAGTGTGTAGTTGCTAGCTTCCTCGATTGTGAACTTAGGGTTATCCCTTTTCATCACTACCCAGAGAACGAAGCACTTGCTTTCGGAAACCTAACCTTCGAGGTTATGTCTGCCGATGTAAAGACTTACGGTGGATACACATCCTTCTCACGTCAGTATGTAGAGCGTGCAACTATCGACACCTTGAACCAGGTATTCCAGGGTCTAACAATTGCTTACGCTAACTTTACAAACAACGTTGTAATCGACCTTCTACAAAGCTTGAGCTACGTAGGAAAGACATTCGACACTCACACCGACGCTTCGACTGTTGCAAAGGGTATCGCAGAAGGATCTGCTTACATCTTCCAGGCAACCGGTCTACGTCCAGAGTTTATTGTTTCTGGTGTTGAGGCTTACGTGAACCTAGTTTCAATCGGTGCAACCGATGGCAGACTAAACTTCTCAGCCAACAACGACGGAAGCAACACAATTGGATCCTCAAACA